CTGCTTCATTTACTCTAAAAAATCCGTTCTCTCCTTGTAGGTCAGTAGGATTATCAAAATTTACATTGTAGCCTAAGGCTCTAGCCTCCATTTCATCAGAACTAATATCTGGGTACTCCTCTAAAATACCTTTTATCTTCTCGAGATGTATATGCTTTCTAGGGTAAACCCCACAAGCTACATCCTTGTCAGCACAAAGAAGTCTTTCAACATTTTGCCAATGAAAGCCTATGTCTGCATCAATAAATAATAAATGTGTGGCAGCAAAATCAGTTTGATCTAACATCATCGACACAATTGTATTACGTGCCCTAGTTATTAAACTCTCATTACCCATTGTTTGTATTCTCATTTGAATGCCGGTGTTCATGGTCCATGATTGTAGTTCTAATAATCCATGTAAAGTTGGTTCTGTTAATAAACCTCCATACATAGGCATTCCTAAAAATACTTTAAATTTTTTGTCTCTCAACTCTTCTGGTTTAATCATTTGTTTTCTCCTTGTTTGTTTCTCTTATCCCATGCCATGAGACACATTTTCTATAATTAAAAGCCAAACTTATTCTTAATTCCTCTTCATTAGATTTAACCCTATGAAGCATGTCGTCTTCAAATATTACGATATCCGCAAACTGAGGCGTTATAGACTTAGTATGCAAAGTATCAAAAATAATATTTGAGTTTTTATTAGTAAGATATACCACACCACAGATACAATTATAGATATCGCTAGTGTGGTCATGGTACTCTTGATAATAATTTTTTTCATAAATGTTAATCCATGACTCACATATAAACCCATCAAAAAACTTCTTAGTTTGAAACATGTAGTTTTCTATATGATGCATAATATTGAATTTAAGATTTCTTAATTCTTCAACATTTAAAATATTGTGTGTGAGATTTCCAGAGTTTCTAAGATCACAATCCCAAGTTTTGTGAATGAATTTGTCCTGTAACTGTTTAATAAAATTTATAGCTGAGTTACAAACTTCTAGATCTAATCTATTTTTATAAATTGATGTTTCTTTTATTTTTATAAGATTATTTTCTATCATTGAAAACGGATGTTACTGCTCCCGGCCCTTGACGATCGTTACCTATAAAATCTTTACAGGTTTTATACTTAGTTTTAAGATAAAAATAAGTGTCTGCATTAAGATTACTATTATCTAAAATTAATGTATTTTGATAATTAACTTGCTCAATTAAAACTTCTGCGATGTATAATCTATTGTTTGTCTCACGTGGGTGAATGTCAATTAAAATATAGTCTGCGTTTATTAGTGACTCAATGTCATTTTTATAAAACCCATGACTAAAAATTCTAAGTTCTACATTATGTAGATTATGTGAATTTATAATTTGTGCATAATAATCATCGTCTTCATATGTTATTACTTTTTGAAATTTTTTACTAAAATATATAGTTGACTCACCAGAGCCAAATTCTATTAATTTTTTTTGTTTAGTGTCTTGATCTTCAAGCCAATCTACAAAACTAAATGTAAGTAAAGGTCTCATTCTTTAAATTTACCTGGAAAATTCATTGCTATAGAAATTCTTTCGTGATCTACATTACCACACGCTTTTACACCATGTGTTATATGGGAGGGAAAAAAAATAATATCTCCATCATTTGGTGAAAACTCAACAGTAGTCTCTACAATGGCGGGGACTAAATGTTTAAAATATATCGGAGTTTTATCGCAACAAGTTTTATGATAATAAACTGCAGACATGCCTGTTAGGCCGTGTATGTGTTCGTCATTATAGTGATTACCCTTATTAACATTCAACCAAAAATTACCGAAAGTAAAACTATATTCTAATTTTGTAAGACACGTTTGAGCAAACTGTATTAATTCTTGAAATCCAAATGTTATGTCATGGCTTTGATATCCCCCTTGATTACTTGAAACTCTACCTTTATCAAAAAGTAAAATATGCTCTACGTGTTTATCTATAATGTTTTTATCCCCCTCGTATTTAGTGACATAAGCAGACTCTTTAAATAATATTTTTTCAGTTAACATTTTTACTAAGTTCATTAATAATTTTTTCTATTGGCACATATGGCCCTATTAAAGGAGTATCAGATATAAGATTTGTTTGCTCTTTATATCCAAAAGAATCAACACAACTCTGTGTGCGATATAAACAGACTCCCTTCTTAAAAGTCGGTTCATTAGACGCTATATGCACCATCCCTCCATCGACTGCCACAAATGTTTTTGCTTTCATAGCAATGTAAAGTAACTCTTTTTTGTCATGTATATTTGGATTCAAACGGTCAATGTCTATAATTTTATAATTAGGAAAACTGTTTTGAATGGCATTTATCAAATCCTTACAATAATTACTAGACAAGTGTTTTGATGAACCTATCTCACTAACAAAGGGTTTTATCCTGTCAGATAGTGCAACAAAAATATAATCCTCATTGATAAAGTTAAAACTATTAAACTTATCTTTATCCACTGATAAATAAGGTAGAGAGGTTTTATCAACTCCAATAGACTCACAGTATGCCTCGACAATGTTAGTTTTAGATTTTAGGTGATTTTCGTTGTAATAATCTGCAACATAAATTTTATCAAAACTTTTGTAAAGATTTTCAAGATCAATATCTAAATAATCATAAGCTCCTCTAAACGCTTTTATTACATGGGGCTGATCCTCAAAGACTGAGGGTTGGCCTGTTTCAACAAAAACTTTTGTATTTAATTTTTCAGTAAGTTTTTTTAAGGCCCCTGATGCACAAAACACGTCTCCAAGGCCTACGCCAATTCTTATTTTATAAAGAATTTTATCCACATTAATTTTTTATTTTAGACCTATAGAATTTCTCTTATCGAATTTATACTCTTTATAGGGACCTTCTTGATCTACATAATGTAAAAAAACAGTCATATAATGATCGTGCTCACAATATTCTCTCCAATGTAATTTTTCTCTACCTTTGAAAATTATTGCATTGTTAGCAATCATAGGAAATTTGTAATCTATTCTTAATCTCTGAAATTGTTTTTTAGTATTATAATATTTATAATCTGATGTCTCATCCCTCTCCCCAATAAATATTTCATAGGGTTTATCTGCGGGATCTGAAGCCAAACAGAGAGCGACAGTGTATTCACAAGACTCTCTATCGGTATGAGTTTTTAAATCAGATCCTTTATCATAAATTCTAAAATAAGTATACGTAGGCCATAGTTTTTTGCCTACGTTTCGTTCTATGACAGGCGTGCTCAAATCCATCAAAACTTCCATTAGACTGTCTCCATGTTCACCAACAAAAGATTGAGTTTGAGTATCATTATTTAAAAATTGTGGATTTTGATATTTCAACAAACAATAACTGTGAACAACAGTTAAGGTTTCTTTTGGTAAAAATTCTTTTATAAAAATAGGTTCCATTATATTAACCAAGCCACGATAGCATATCTTGTTCCTTTGGTAACTTGATTTACTTGATGAGGAAACATAAAGTTAGAGGGAAAAACAATAGCATCACCTACATTTTGAGGGACCTGATAATTATTTTGATTTGGAAAATCAAATACAAACTCCCCACCACTAAACTCATTATTTAAACAAATAGATACAGAGATTTGTCTTTCACTGACTGAAAATCCCATGTCTGTGTGAAATTTATATCCGGCTTTGTACTGATTATGTTCATATTTTAAAAGTTCACAACTTGATATTTTTTTACAATGAAGATAGCTAAATTTTGTGGCGTATAAATCTTTACAATCAAAAATTTTTTTTAAAACATAATTTGAACAAATTTTTTCTCCAAAGGTATTAGTGTGTTGCATATTCCTTGCATCACAATTTCTAACTGATTTGTCTTTGCCACTCACAGTGCCTGGTTCATAAAGACTATTATCGAAGTAAGATATTATCTTTTTACAAAAAGATTCAGGAATTATTTTTTTTATTTCTAAAATATAATCTTTCATCATTATTTATACACAGAAAACTTAGTAAGTAATACTGTGTGCAGCAAGATAATCTGTTCTCGCTGTGTCGGCGGCTGTAGCTGCAGATGTTACTGCTGCTGAATCATCTTCAGCTCCTGCATCTGAGTGACTCGCATATGTAGAGTCAAAAGTTGTTTGCCAGGTGTTCTGAGCTTCTGCTCTTATAACAACATTTGTTGCCCACTGAGGAAAAGAGGATATGGACTCATTGTCTCTTGTGTCTGTAAACTCAATATGTCCAGTGTTCGTTGTAGCATCCCATTGTAAAGCGTGAATATTAGAATCAATCTCTGTATGAGATCTTATATTAAGTTGAATATTGTCATCTAAATATACGTCGGACTCAGTGTTTCCAGTGCCTTTTGCTGGTCCATCACCTGTAAGGGGGCCTGCAGCATCAAAAATTATTGTGATTCTACTTTGAACTGTTGTGTTGTTTACGGTTGTTGCCATTTTTTTTCACCTTTTTAGTCGTTGCCTTTTTAGGCTTGTTCTTAACTTTTACCTTATTATTACTTAATTGTCTAATAGTTTCATCTTCAATTTCAGGAACCTTTTGAGTGATAGCATCTTGGTGTGCATGAATCATTTCAAATATTGAACTAGCAGTATTAATAGCTTTTTTTGGGTTTCCACTATGAGCTAGAACCTTTGTCATGACATTGTTAGACTTAACCATTTCATTTCTGAATGATTCTGTCGCTGCTTGAACCCCCATTGTATTTCTTGAGTTTTCCACTAAAAGAAGGGGTAGCCATGCTATGGAACAACCCCATTCATGTACGTCAATCCCTGTTTGAGGGTGCTTACCTTGTAGCATGTTAAACCAAATGCAACGATGTTTTATACACTTCTTTTTAAGTAAAGGGCACGTCCCATCGGGATCAAATATTGGCATTATTTTGTTCCTCCATAAAACAATTTATTGTAACTCTTGAACTAGAGTTGTCAGGGTAAATAGCTTGAAGACAAGAATGAAGATGGTTAGAGGGGAATAGAATAGCTCTGTTTTCTACAAAACCGACACTGACTGAAAGTTCGTTATTATTGTAAAAACCTGTCCCGTTTTGCACACCCTCTAAACCGCTAATATATATTAAACAATTAGTGTCATGCCCATCTGTATCTTGATGAGGATTCATTCTTTCATCCTTTCTCTCATGTAAACACATCCAATTAATTTTAAATTTTTTTTCAAAAGTGGCTTCTATATTATTTTTAATTATTTCATAAACATCTTTGTGAAAGATACCAAAATCATCGCTTCTATTACCCTGCCAATGAATTTTTTTGTTAGTTTTTCTCTCCCAATCTTTGTCACTATAGACAGGTATTTTTTGTAGAATTTTCTTTATTTCATTGAGATCTGAAAAAAAATTATCTTTTATAAATATCACTAATCTTTAGCGGCTACAATTACATTTGCATGTTTAACATCCATAGCTGGAACTGCAAAAGAAGCCGATGGTGCACTTGCGCTCGATAAACTACCAGTAAATGGGTGAGTGTGTGAACCGCCACCTCCAACTAATGGGAAAGATGCAGGTGGGAAAAATGGTGGATTAAAAGCCTCTGCTCTTCTTCCAACAGTTATTTGTCCCCAGTTAATACCTGATTGAGGTGCAGGGTTTTGCCCCTCTGGTGAAAATGCAGATATAGTATGTTGGTGACTTGAAAGTTGTGGTGTTGTTAAGGTATGTGCACCTACACTTCCTGATAGAGATCCTGATACAGGTAAATCTTTTGTCTCTGTAGCCTTAGAACCACTAAATACTGTTTGGAATGTATCTGAACCACCAGTGCCTCCGCCTGTGCCAACAACAACACGTATCGCAGCGTTACCTAACGCAGCAGTTGTATCTTGTGTCCAACCCGTTGGTGCGGATGCTTGATAAAAAAGTTGTTTTGTTCCTGAAGGAAAGGCCTCTATGCCTGTTAAGTTTGCACCACTACCTACAAATGTTGTAGCGGACACAGCACCATTTGTTCGAAGAACAATGTTACCACCACCTGCAGTTACATCTGCTTTAAAGTTAGTGGTGCCTAATAAAGAAGTTGATACTTCAACATTAAAGTTTGAAGAACCATCACAGTAAACTCTTGAGTATGCCCCCTGAGTTATTAAAGCACCATTAGCTGTATGCCCTGTGGCTGCTATGGTTAATGTTTGAGAACCTGTTGTATTGTTAAAAAATAAATATTCACTTTCCACCGCTGGAATAAACACAACGATGTCACCTGTCAAAGCACCTGTAAGCTCAATAACTTTATTAGAAGATTCAGCGGTGTCTGAAGCATTAGCTGTTGTAAGGGTAATATTAGAAGAACCCGCTACAGATTTTGATAAATATCCTGCCGCAAAGGCATCTAAAACTTCTAAATTATTATTGGTGTTTGTACCCCATGTATTGGCGTTGGCACCAGTAGCCATGAGTTCTAGTTTGAGTCTATCTGAATATGTACTTGACATGTTTTTACCTCTCTAAAATATATCTTTTTTTGTTATTCAAGCAACACTTTTTATGCTGCATTTACCTCTGTCCAAGTGTTACTTGCCCCTGTTACTACATTAGCCCAAGGAGTGCTAAATGGATCTCCTAGAGCAGTTGCCATACTTACACCAGTGACATCTACTATTGCTCCTCCTGTAGCTGTTTCTGTGCCCTCTGCAAAAGTTAAAGCGACTGTAGATACAGAAACTATGACACCTGTACCTACCTCTACTGTTTCTGTGCCTAATGCAAAACTACTAGATAAACTACCTAGCGTTACTAATGCGTCGGCTTCTGCAACTGCAGTTCCAAGTGATGTAGTAGCAGAAACGCCCACAGGATCTACCTGTGTGAAAATATCAATGGTGACTGCACCTATGCTAAAATCAAGTTGATCTGAAGGAGCTACAACTCCAATATTACCTTCACCAGTAATACCTGATGCACCTGATAATGCTGCTCCTATGGTTAAACTACCTAAAGTTTCTACTGCGGTGCCTGTTTGAGATGTTGTGCCTAAAGCACTTGTCATGCTTAGGCCTGTAGCAGATACAATTATACCCGTACCCACTTCTTGTGTGGTTGTGCCAAGGGACGTTGACATTGCAACGCCTGTTACACTAACTTCTTGCGTTATATTTTCATTCCATGCAAAAGAACCCCAAGTGTTTCTGCCCCATCCTGCATCTACAGTTCCTGATCCTGTTTCATCACCAACTGCAAAAGAAACTGATAAGCTACCTAAAACAACTCCTGCTCCTTCTTCAATTGCTAGTGCGCCAGATAATTGAGTTTCAAAAGAAACACCAGTAGGAGATACCACGTGTTCTGGTTCAGCAGTTGGTGTACCTAAAGTTGATGTAAGTGTGACTGGAGAGGGAGGTACAGAAACATCAGCAGTTGCCGATACTGTACCTAATGCTGTCGTTGAAGAAACACCTGTAAGGGTTACAGTAACAGAACTTTGCTGTCCCCAAAAGCCTTGCCCCCACGTGCCCTCATTCCAAGCATCTGCCATGGTGATGACCTCCTATATTAAGATAATCTTAATATAGCACTTGAAGCATCGTTAGTTGGGAATGCGATTGTGAATGTACCGTTTGTTGATGTCTTTACACTACCAAAATCTAAAACTGCAATAGCTGCATTAGTATTTGTTGATGATCTGTTATAGATCAAAGCTGCTTGAGCAGATATTGTTGCTGATGTAAAACTTACGTTTGCAAAATCAACAAAAGCTGTTGAAGCTGTTGCGCTTGTTTTGGTTAAGCCAATGGTTGGACTTGTTAAAGTTGCACCACCACTTGCGTATGTTCCTGAGTTTGGAACTTCGTTAGTTGCTGAAAATGCTGTTGTGTTTCCGTTTAAAGTTGCAGAATCGGTGTAGAGAGCAAGATTGATTGTATCATTATCAATATCGTGATCCCCTGCCAATAACTCCTGTTTAAATGAAGCACAGACTGCTTGATTTATTGCCATGTTTATTTACCTCCTGGGTCTACTGATTTAAGAGGGAGTCTTAAGACACCGTCTACATACTCATCTCTACGTTTACGTCCCATCTGCTCTTGAGCGAACTCGCTCAAAGAAGATTGAAACATTTGTTGGTATATTTGCATATCCTGTGTATTTTTCAAGTAAGAATATGCTTCCACTAAAGTTCCGTACAAAAGTGTTTCCGGAGCGTTATTAGATATGAAAGTTGTTGTGCTTGTGGATCCAGAACCATTACCTAATCTCTCAGGAGTTTCTTGATACCACATTTCGACAGTGTAAGCTGCATTAGGAGTAGGAGCCACAACTAATTGTGTTGCATCCCAATTTGCCCAATATTTAGGTTTACCTGTAAAATTTGTATCTGTGGTTGATCGCTCTGGGATATACTCGTCTATAAAGGTCGTATCTACTTGTTGTAACCAAGTTCTTGTTCCATCTGTTTCAACTAACTCTAAACTCCTTGCAAACCTAAACCCACCCTCAGGTGCGGATATATCTAAAAAAGAGTTGTTAGCTTCAAAAGTTGACGTTGCATATCTTCGCTGATAGTCCCCGTCAACCGCCCTATCAATTTTATTTTCTACATTAGTTATGAAAACATTAATGACAGAGTTACTTAAAACGTCACTAGTAACCTCTGTGTAATTTCTTACATTATCTAAAAGTTCAGAATAATTCATGATATCACCACAGTCACTGTACCAACACTTGAACCTATAATCAACTCTCTGATTTCTTGAGAGGGCTGCATTCCGTTTGATTCAAAAGAAGAATCTCCAGGAGCACCGACAAACACAATCGTAGGTTCTATCCTAGCCGGTCTACTCCAAGGTAAAGCTTGTGCGTCCGCCCTATGGTGTGGAGGTTCTAATTGTGGGTGTTTTGTTTCAAAACAAGAGGGACATGTTTTTAATCCATTCCACTCCTGCCTTAACTCATGAAACTTATATTGCTGACCACAACGATCACACAACGCTATAGCATGAACACCGGTGGCAAAGTTGCCCATTAGTTACTCACAAAATAATTTTGAGGAACAATGTGAACAGAAGTGGATTGGCTGTCCTCAGTCAAGGCCCTTTGTAACTCATCCTCATAATATAATTTCAAAGACTGTGTTCTTTCAGGCGAAACTTTTTGAGAAATAAAATATGCAAGACCAGAAACCATACATGGTAAAAATCTAAACGGAGCATCTGGTGTATTGGTGTAAGCACCTGCGTCTTGGATTCTTTTTACATAATAATAATTAATGTTTGTTCCTGTAGTATCAGGAGCAAGGTAAAGATTAATTTTTACACTTGATAATTTTCTTTCAATAAAATACTGAGTCGGTGTTCCTTGTTGAGTTTTGTTAGGTATAGCTTGATACTCTGAACGAGATATTTTTGTCATTGTCGTATCAATACTTGAACTATTTCTAAACACCATTTCTAAAACATCTGCAGCATCACTAGGGGCTGTGTATTCAGTTGACCCTGCAGTTAAACTTTGTGTGTGATTAGCTACTTTCCAAATGTGAACTCCGCGGTTGCCCCACTCAGAAAATAATAAATTTAAACTTCTTCTAGCTGATCTTAATTGATAACCAGTTCTGGTTCCTGAAAAGCCACATCGCTCATACGCATCTTCAATTACTTCATCAATTTGTAAATCAAAACTTGTAGAGTCGGATGTGGCCATTCAAATTAACCTCTTTTTTTAACGACAGATTTTTTCTTACCTTTTTTCATCATTTTGCCTTTTTTAGCCATCATGACTTTTCCGCCGCCTCGCATCTTGTTGACTTTACCGCCACCACGCATTTTCATTCCCACCACATTTTTTGTTTTACCTGGCATTTTTTTTCTCCTTTTTAAACAATTGTTCGTATTTATCTTGCCGAGTTTTAACGACCTCGTCGTAATACTCTGCTGGCCATTTCTTATAATAACCTATCTTATGTAGTTTGCAACTTGCATCATAGAGCTGCTTAAACTTTTGTATTAACATCATTGAGTATTCAAGATCTCCCTCGTAAGAGCAATTATCTGTCGGGTCAACTAAAAACTCCTGACCCTCAGCCGTAGCAGGAACATCAGGATGAAAACCCATAAAATACACATCTTTTTTATTATATAATTTATTATAGAAATTAACCTTATCATTGAATTGTTCGAAAGAATATTGATCAAAAAAAGGATCACAAAAAATTAATATGTCATGTTGTTTTTTATTCCAAGATTTAAGTAGAGTATTTAAATGCCTCTCGTATTTTGATTTATCTGTGCGAACCTCTATTCTAAGCTTTTCATCTTTTCTCCACTTAGCTGCAAAAGGACATGCTGGGAAACCTAAATGTTTATTCATTGGTTCTAAGACTTGCTTAGACCATTGAATTACATCATCTTTTATTTTTTCTGCTTGTTTTTTTCGAGACAATTGTTTTTACATTAGTTGGTTTACCACCAACTCCTTGTGCTACTGCTCTTTTTCTAGATACTGCTGATTTAATTTGTCCCTTAGTCATTCTATTTGCTTTCGCTCTAGGGACACATTTAGGATACTTTCGTTTAGCGTCTTTCTTTTGTTTGGACCTACCACACTTAGCAAACCCTCCACCTTTTTTCTTAGAGCCTATGTCAACCCAGTCCTGCTTAAACCACTCTTTAAGTCCGCTTTTTGCCATGTTGTTTCCTTATACTATTTTTACCTTTTTTAAAGATACTAGCAACTTGTGTTTTACCCATTACTTTAGCACGTTGCTCAGCAACAGTAAGGATTTGAATTTTTCTTGCAAATGGTTTTTTAACTTTACGCACTTTCGAGACCGTCGCCCGTGCATCAGCAGGAGTAGCAAACTTAATGCGGACAGTGTCTTTCGGATTCTCATCTGTATATAATCGTCTCCCTGAACCTTTAGGTTTTTTACCAGTTCCTTTTACTGGGTCTTTAGGCATAAATACTTTGAGGCAATTTAGTTTTCTTACGCTTACGGCCCTCTACCATACCACAACCAGCTGCCACGATCCTACCACCTTTAGACATTCTTTGAGCAGATATTTCTTTTCTTTGTTGAGAAACAGAACCTCCCATTGCCATGGGCTTAGGACCTTTAAAATCTTTTCTTTTGACACCGCTAGGATCTTTAATCTTACCAGCACAAATCTTAGATGCATAGGCATTAGCATATGCGCTGGGGTACACTTTAAATTTTCGCTTTGCGGCGGCTTTTCCTCTTGGACATAGCTTTGTCATTTTTTTTACTCCTCTTCGGTTTCGTTATCTGTTGTCTCATTTGGGCTCGGCTGATCACCATGTAGACACCTTGGACACTCGCACATGCAAGATGTGTTTAATGAACAGTGACACATACATCCACAGAGTTCGCATCTCAATGTAATGTACCGATCTCAAAGTCAGGCTCCCAAATAATTTCAAGTTCGTCTTCCATTAATAATCTGTAGTTTTAATCAAAAACTCCTCTATCCAAGCGATTCTATTATCCATATCTAGTATTTTAGATTTAATTATGGCAATATCCTGTTGCATTTCTGCAACACGATCTGCCTTTTTTTCAACTGCGTTTAATCGTTCAGACCACATACCCCATGTCATGCCAATAGTAGCTATCAACACTACGTAAGGTAATACTGTTTTTATTTCGATCTTAAACGACATACACAATCCTCATCTGTTTTACAATCGCACATGACACACTCCTTACTTTGTCTTCGCACTCATCCCACTCAATGGATTATTTAAAGCCTTATTGATCTTCAAGTCAAGGCTTTCTTCTAATAGTTTCATTTCATCTAAAAGTTCTCTAGCATCTTCCTTTTGTCTATCTTCTACGTCATTAACAATCTCTGTAATATGTCTTATATCACCATCCATTTGTCTTAAATCTGCTTTTAAATCGTCTTTCAATTCTTTTGCAGTTGAAGCCACTAAACTTACTTCTTCTAAAATCATAGACATTTCAGTTTTTATCATGTCCAATTCCTGCTCAATTAATTCTAATCTTTTATCCATTTCAGCTTTTGATAGCTCTATTTTTTTATCGAAACCACTTAAATCAGGTGCAACAAATTCATTTATCTTTTCTTCCATATCAAGATATCTTTTGTAAACCTCAAAGCCACCATATAAAGCACCTACTGCTGTGGATAATGCAATAAGAACTCCAAAGATTTTTCCCCCTTTGAAGGAGATACCACCTACATTCACTTCTGCCATTGTGAGTTTACCATATCATTCATTGTTTGATCTTGAGCCATGTTAAACAAAATACCATACTCATCTTCTATTGTCTTGTTTAAATATTGTTCGACGTTTGTATCCACAATAATAGATTGTGTGTCAAAGAATGTTTTAGTATTTCCTAGTATCTGCATAACTATTAATGTTTTCATTTGTGCAGCATCATCATATCTAGCTTTATCGTCAATCTTCTTTACAATTTTTGTAGCGGCTTTTTCTTTCTCTGATACCTTAGGTTTTAATGTTTTCTCTGGTTCTTGCTCTTCTTCTTGATCTTTTTCTTTTTGTGGTTCTGGCTGTTCTTCTGGTTCTGGTTCCTGTGATTCTTCTTGAGGTTTTTCGTTAGTCTCCTCTTCAACAGGCTCAGGCTCGGTCTCCTCTACGGGGACCTCTTCTTTTGTCTCTTCCATAGGAGGTGGAGTTTCCTCTGTTTCAATTTCTATTGGTTCTGGTTCTGATTCCATGGGTGGTGGGGTTTCTTCCATAGGAGGTGGTATCTCCTCAACAGAGGCTACCATTTCAGGCGGTGGTAAATCTAATTCCATTTCCATTTCAATTTCTGCTGTCACTGTTTCTACATTGACAGGCATTTCCACTGCTACAAGCTCTGGCATTGGTGCATATTCCATAGGAGGTGGGGGTGCAAAGTCCATGTCAAAATCCATTTCAAATTCTATTTCTAACTCTACGGTCTCATAAGATACCTCTTCCGTCTCTGGTTCTATGGGCACAAAATCTACAAAGCCATCTTCGACAATAATGTCATTGTATTCAAAGACCTCTTCTACAAACTCCATCTCTACAGGGTCAAAAAGATTCAGATAATATATTTCTTCTAAAGTGGTTATGTGTTGAGTAATAACGGTGTTAATTACATTGTAGAATACATTAACGGATACATCATCAAATAAGGGTCCTATCGCAAGATTAATATCTCTACCACCTACTTCAACGGTTATACTACTTAAAGAACCACTAAAATCAAAACCACCTGTGTATGATTGATAACCTGATGCAATTCCTGACTCGGACAAGATATCAGTTCCTTGAAATACTGTATCAGATCCATCACGACCTGTAATATGCATGTATATTCTGTCTTGAGCGTCACGTTTTTCTACTTCAATTGAGTATTTAACCTCACCACCTTTATCTATTTGTAAATCAGATATATCAATATTGTTTATTATAAAAGTTGTACCCATGCCATCGACACCCATTGTAGAGGTGTTATTGCCAGATCCTGTAATCTGCGCACATCTATCTGATCCTAATTCACCACAAGTATTGCCTGTTGGCATAGAAGCAGGACCTTGCCCACCCCAGTCTATGTTCATGTTACCATCGTCACTAGAACCTACATATCCGTTAGAGCTATCTAAAATATTGCCTGAGTCTTCGTTAGTAACAGTTTGTGTGGTGGTTGTAGTTGTCGTAGTAGTAGTTGTGACTATCTCTGTTCCTAAATCCTCTTCAGTCACATCTATTTGTATGTCCTCTGTAATTGTGACTCCAGGAGTACAAAGACCTTCTACATCAGGCAAACAAACGTCTGCTTTAGAATAAAAGGAGACCAGTAGTAAGAACAAACAAAGCTTTAAAAAGTGGTAAATCAAGTGATCCTCCATTAGGGTTTATTATTTCTCTTTGTGACTGTACGTATTCTGGCTTATATTTACTGCCGTCAGGAATTTGATCAGGATTGTTCGACCAGTAAGTCTCTGCCTCAGCCCCAATAGAACCTCGTGCAGGGCACGGGGTCCCCGCGTCTGTCATTGCGTCCCAGACTCTAGGGTCTTGACACAATACAGATACGGCAGCTACTTTCATACCGAAACCATATAAACTTCTAGATAACTTTAATTTTTGACACAACTCATCATCTATGACCACACCTGTCGCT